GATTGGGCATTGACATTCATTGATAAATTTGATATGATGTGTGAATCAAAGGCAAAGAATCTTGCCAGCTTTAAACTATACGAAAGATACAAATGTTTGACAAAATAAAGAATCTATTTAAGAAACCCGAACCTGTAGTACAAAAAGAAAAGAAACCTCGCAAGCCTAAAGAGAAGAAGGTTGAAGCTGAACTTACAGCAAAAGAAAAAGCAACACAAGCAGGTGAGCCTTACGTGAACATTCTTAGAATGGAGATAGACCCTAATGATATCAATAGTGGTTCAGTAGAACTTGATTTCAATGATAAGTTTGTGTTGAATCTTATTCGTGCAGGATACAAGATGAAAGAGACTGATACAGATAATGATATCGTAGATCGTTGGTGGACTAATTTGTGCAGAGCGACCGTATTAGAAACTTTTGAACAGGAATGGGCTGATCCCTCAAAAAGAACCAATAGTGATGTACGCAATGTTAGGACTAAAGATTTAGGTGATGGACGTACTGAGGTAAGTTGAAAGTGTTGTAAAAACACAACAAAATACAGGTTGACAATAATTTAGTTTGGCTATACAATAGAAACTTATTAACTTAATTCAAGGTGTTTTTCATGGTCAGTAAAGTAAAAGTTCTTGACGGGCAAGCAACAACAATAGTATCTAACCTATTAAAAGGAAAAGTCAAAGTGACTACAACAAAGCCAACACGCACTACAACTGCAAAAGCTATTAAGGGTGCATTTCCATTAGTATTTAAAATTATTAAACGTGACCCGAATGATTTCCCAATTGAGAATATTTTGGAACGTGAAGTTGACGAGTATCGTGAAAAGTATGTAGAGGAACTATTGGCATCGATTCAAACTGAGGCAAATGACGCATACCACCGAGGAGTTGAGCGTTATCAAAAATTGGGTAAGACGTTTAAAGCTGAGTTTTACCCTAAAGTAACAGAAGTTGAAATTGGTAAACTGAAATCTGACGAAGATATTAATCGTGAACTTGATGTGGCTCATGCTACTGATATTTTTGTAAACTATGATGAACAATGCTTTCAGCCTGTTTATTGTATTAAGACTCCTGGAAAAGATGAGTGGACTATTGTTAACGGTCAGCACACTGCAACTTCAACAGCGGCAATTGTTGAAGGCGGATTTATGACAGTAAATGGAAAGAAAGTATTACCGAAGAATTGGAAGAAGTTTAAGATTCTTGTCATTTACATTGAAACGCATGACCGAAGCACTGCACGTGAAGCATTTGCTTTGTTAAATGGTGAAATGAGTAAACGCATTGATGTGTTTGACAAATGGAAACAACATTATTTGTCTGTTCGTTTGGACCATAGTGCAAATCCGGTATACAAGCATACTTACAATTTGATTAATATTTTGAAGCAATACAATTGTACACCACTACCAGCTGACCACGACGATGTAGGTGAACCGGGAGCAGTTACTCACTTGGCAGGTGTTGAGAGTTTGGCTCCAACTGCTGATTATAGTAAAGTGATTTTTGTGTTTAGCACACGTGATAAATTCTGGAATAACTTGTCTGTTGACAATGCTGAATTAGGTTTTTACGGCACGTTGTTTGATTTTGCACACGCAGAGAACATTGACATGAATAGCACAGATTGGGATCAATTCTTGAACGATTTGCATGCCACTGTTCAAGGTGTTTATCGTACTATGAACAAGTTGAAATCAAATGCATCTAAAGCATTCAAGCAATACCGATTTGAGCAATTTACTGATAAGGATGGTAAGGGTGCAGGATTCACCTTGTCATTGTATTTTGCGTATCAAGCATACATTAAATTGGGTGGCAAGTTTGTAGTTAATGCTCTCAAGGATTTGCATGTTCATAAAGGTGTTGATGCATTGCAATATTTGGAAGCAAAACAAATTACGCAAATTAATACTCATGCATCAGCTAGTAATCAAATTGTAAAACGTTCGATTCAACTTCCAAAGAAAGCTAAGTAATCATGCATGATTGGATCTTCTTTTATATTATGGTGATGAGTCATAATAATAAGGTAGGGTTCGGTATTACGAAGAATCCCGAGAGAGTGGACGATTATACTGCCCACTGTCTTGAGGATCAACGCTTTAAGTTTTTGTTCTATGGTCCTGAAGATGAGATTGAAGATATTGAGGATGCTTTTAAACAAAAGCATCGTAAGATTCTTATCAAAAAATTAAAACGGAAAAAATGGAGACTTGAAGGTATCGACCCTAAAGAATCATCAATGTCTGCCGAAGATGTTAAACTTTGGGTAGAAAAATTTATTGCTGGCAATACATTTAAAACTCAACGTATCCAAGATAACTGGTTGCCATACGGTGGTGACAAAAGGTTATCTAGAAAAAATATCACTATCAGCCCTGAACTTTATTTAGAAACGGTCAAGTAATATTTGACTTTTTCTAAATAGTAGTATATAATAAACACATGACACAAACTTACGCCCTCATAGATACTGCAAACACGTTTTTTCGGGCACGGCATGTTGCGTCACGCAACAGTGACCCTGAAGAAAAAGCGGCATTTGCACTACATTTAACACTTGCTAGTGTTAACCAAGCTGTCCGCAAATATGGAATCGATCATGTCGTATTCTGTCTCGAAGGCAGGTCGTTCAGGAAGGACCTCTATGCTCCTTATAAAAAGAATCGTGTAGTTGATGCTATGTCTATTACTGAGGAAGAAAAGGAAGAGTCAGAAATGTTTTGGGAAGTGTATGCAAAGTTTACAGAGTATATTACTACCAAAACCAATGTAACTGTCTTGCGTCACGAACGTGCTGAAGCTGATGACATGATTGCAAGATTCATACATTTGCATCCGGAAGATACACACTATATCCTGTCAACAGATAGCGACTATCAACAATTAATCACAGAAAAAGTTTCGCAAATTAATGGCGTCACTAACGAACTAGTTACATTGCGTGGATATCTCAAAGAGAATGGGAAGCCAGTTATTGATAAGAAAACTAAAGAGCCTAAGCTACTGGAAGATCCCGAATATTTGCTTTTTAAAAAATTGGTCAGAGGTGATGCAGGGGATAACGTCTTTGCATCATACCCGGGCGTGAGAGAAGTTGGTACTAAGAACAAAGTTGGTATTCGTGAAGCATTTGAGGATCGCCACAAGATGGGCTTTAATTATAATAATTTTATGTTGCAACGTTTTACCGATCACAATGATGTTGAGGTTCGTGTTAAAGATGCATTTGAGCGCAACAAAACCCTCATTGACTTGAAGGCACAGCCCCAAGAAATCAAAGATGCAGTAGACCAACGCATTCGTGAAAGTGTCCGTGTAACAACTATTCCCCTAGTGGGCCTACACTTTATGAAATTCTGCGGACGTCATCAACTCACAAAAATTTCAGAACAAGCAGAAATTTACAGCAAATGGTTAAATTCTCCTTATACAGGTAACTTGGTATAATGTTTACAACACCGGATAATACTATTAAGAAAATCAAACAAGGTGATCCAGACTTTATGATGACTGATGGTATCAAACTTGTACCTAGAGCCAGCTTTGAAATAGGTAAAGGTTGTCCCGAATATTTCAAAACTATTATTGCAAAAGCTCATAGTGACGGCTGGCTTATACCGATTGCGTATATGAAAGAATCTGAATATGTTTGGGAAAAACTAGGAGAATAATATGAACAGAGATTATTACAACTTACAATACATTTTAAACAAAACACCAGAAGAATTACTAGAATGGTGGATTTCATTAGACGATGACAATCAAGCATATGCTATGGAAATAATTACAGAATATCGTAAGATGCTAGATGAGCCAATTGTAGAAGATTATTCTATTGCAAAAAATTACTTGAAAAAGTTTCAACTATGAAGAAAGTTTATTATGAAAAAATTGGACGTAGATATCATCCTGTGGCTGAGTATGATAACGATCTTTTGGACAGTTTCCCTAAAGGTGCTCACTTGGTCCTCTGTTACCCGGGAGGCTCCAGCCGTAGGTTTAACGTGGAACCTAACCATGCCGCAATGATTGCCGCAGGTAGAGTAGCAGAAGAAAAGATATCAGAAGTTATTCGTAAGGCTAGTGAACTTAGCCCGCAACGTACACCTCTAACACCAAAACAACTTAAAGCTTGGCAGAATCTAGCAAAAGAGTTTGGTGAAGACCTTTGTACATTACAAGGTGCAAGTACACGTGACATTGCCGAAGCTGGCGTAAAGGCTATGATAGAAGAAGCTGAAAAACTTATGTCAAACCCTGCAGTAAAGAAAGCGTATGAACACTTTCAATTAGTTTGTGAATTGACAAGGGAGCACAATGACACGTGAACAAATCATTACTGATATGTGTATC